CGTCGTATCTAACTACGGCGTGGAAGGCGTTCGCGCCCGGACATGGGACTACGGCATAAACTGGAATGAACGATACGAGATCGAACACGAGTACAAGACCGAGATCATAACAAGCAGCAACAAGCGTGAACAGCGCATCGCCCAAAGGCAAACACCACGGAAGTATTTATCGTTCACATTCCAAGCCAAGAGAGGGAAGTTCCTTGAGCTGAACAAGCTTATGACGCATTGGCTTGGCCGGGTGTTTATCGTACCGGATCACGCAGAGTTCGTAACTGCAACTGCGGCGCTGGCCCCTAATGCGACAAACTTAACCGTGGATGAGATTCCATATTGGGCCGTTGTCGGCGCAACAGTTGTTTTGCAAAACGGAGAGTCCAGAGAAACGCGAACTGTAGCTTCGGCGGGCGCAGGCGTGATAACCTTCGCCAACGACAGTGCAACGCTTTTTCCGGTCGGCACGAAGGTTCACTATGGATACAGCGCCCGGATCGCACAGGACCTATCGTCCCGGCGCTATACGAACAACGTACAGAGCGCAAGGATCAGGTTTGAAGTCATTCCCGCCAGTGAACCCGTCTTGCCTACGCCAGCAGCCCCTATCGTGTTTAATGGGCATGAAGTGTGGTTGGATAGGTTCAATTGGGGGGACGATGTTACCGTTGAGTATAGGAGCTATAAAGAGGTCATAGACTTTGGCCGGGGGCGATCAGCAACCTTCTTCCCTGTCGCGTTCAACACGCGAATGTTCAAAGGCAATTTTCTGCGCCGCAGTAACGCTACCGCCCAGACTTTGACGGAGTTCTTCCGTCGGTGCAAAGGGCAGCAGAAGTCTTTCTATCGTCCAACTTTTGAATACGACATTCCGCTGAGGGAAACAGCATTGATCGGAAGTGTCTATTTGAGGACTCCGGGCTTCGAAACATATGACGCGTTCTTGAATGATCCGTACAACAAAGCGGTGTTCGTGCTTTTCCGTGATGGGACTTACAAAATGCGTCGGATCGTAAACATCGAACGGTTCGCCGACATACTCGGAGAAGATACCCGAATTGAAGTTGACGTACCTTGGGACGTCGAAGTAGCGGACCCGCTTATGATTTGTTGGATGCCGATGTGTAGGTTGGGAACAGACACCTTGCAAGTAGACTGGATAACAGATTCAGTGTGCAATGTGTCGTTGCCTTTCCTATACACGCATGAAGAAATCGCAGGGGTGTTGCCGTGACCGTAGACCAGTATGAAAATTCAAGAGATCAGGGGAACCCGGTAAACCTATATCTGTTCACCTACGGCGCTCAACCGAATGCTTATTTCGGATACACTGATGCGGAACAACCAATCAATTACTTGGGAAAAGATTACAAGCCGATTGCGATAGATCGTGACGCCTTGAACGCAAGCGGAAGTTTAGACAAGGCTACGATGAAGATTCGAGTTGCGCGGAACGAAGCGATCTCTGATCTTTTCAGAATCTATCCGCCGAACCAAGTCGTTTCTTTGGTCATGTACCAAGGGCATGTCAGCGACTTCCCGCAACAGTACCTTGTCATTTGGTCGGGCCGTGTTCTCTCACGAGACGTTCAAGACAACACCAGTGAGTTGACTTGCGAACCAATCGCAACAAGTCTTCGCCGTTCAGGGCTTCGTAGAAACTATCAGTACGGTTGTCCGCATGCACTGTACGGGAACAAGTGCAACGCAAATAAGACTGCGGCGCGAGTGCAGCGAAATGCTTTTGCCCAAACAGCCGCGAGTATAAGTTTTTCGCTGAACTGGTTTGCGCCTTTTCAAGAAGTCAATTTCATTGGCGGGCTTGCAGAGTGGGTGAACTTCCAATCAGGCGAACGCGAGATCAGAACCATATTGAAGATTACCGCAGGAACAACATTGGAGCTTAGCGGTATTGTACGGGGGCTTGCCAACGGGCAGACAGTCGATCTATTCAAAGGATGTGCGCGGACTATGGCGGACTGCAACTTACACAACAACATTAACAACTTTGGTGGCCAACCATGGATTCCGACCAAGAACCCTATCGGTACATCGAACACTTTCTGAGGTAGTCATGGCTTGGTTTCTTCCACTTCTCATAGGCATCGCGCTACAAGTGGTAGGCTACTTGCTCATGCCCAAACCGAAGTCACCCAAGCCCCCGGCGGCGCAAGACTTGGAAGACCCTACCGCCGAAGCGGGGCGTCCGATACCTGTTGTGTTCGGTACAATCACCGTAAAGGGAATCAACGTATTATGGTTCGGCAACAAACTCGTGCGCGAGTATAAGATCAAGGTTTGACATGGATGATCTCATAATCACTTTCAAAGACGTGCTGGACTGCGGGCATTGCATCACCGGAACAAAACGTTGGTTCTCTGATCATCGTTTGGAATTCCGTGACTTCGTTAAGAACGGCGTACCCGCAAAAGTATTTATCGAACACGGGGACCATTTGGCGCAAGACGTCGTAGATCGTGTCGTGGCGAAGAAAGCTAGTCTCTGATGGGCAAGAAGAAGAAACAGAAACAACAAGTCGCGGACTACCATTTAGGTTTACACGTAGGTGTTTGTCATGGGCCTGTAGACGCAGTTAAAAGAATTCTTGTCGGCGAGAAAGAAATTTACAACGGCAATATTACCGCGAACGATACTTTGTCGATTGATCTGCCGGAACTCTTTGGCGGCGCACAAAAAGAAGGTGGCCTTTCCGGCTCAATTGATTTGATGCTTGGCGGACCTACACAGCAAATCACTTCGTCTCTTGCGTCTCGTTTGGGGCTTACGCCGGGTACAGCTCCCGGTTTTCGCGGGCTTTTGTCTGCGTTCTTCCGTGACGGCAAAGGTGTGGCGGGCTTTTATTGGGGGACCAACAGTCCGCAAGTACGGCCATCGTGGTTTACTGTCTTTCGTAAGTCACCCGGACTCAATCTCGCGTATCAAGTCATACCCGTAGTTGTTTCGGTTCCGGCTACAGATGAGAACCCCGCCAGCTATTACGTCGAGAATACATCGAACCCAATAAACATCATTTATGAATGCTTGACCGATACTGACTTCGGTATGGGTGCCGCGTCTACACTGCTGGACTTATCGACGTTTCTGTCGGCGCAGCAAGTCTTGCATGCGGAGTCTTTCGGGCTTTCAATGATCTGGAGTCAGTCTGCGGCGATTGAAAGCATCGTAAATGAAGTCTTGGATCACATTAACGCAACGATATTCGTCAACCCCTCAAACGGCTTGTTGTCTATAAAGTTGATCCGGGGGGACTACGACCCCGACACACTGTTCGTTCTAAATGAAGACAACAGCGACATAACGAGCTTTCAACGAAAGCTCTGGGGGGAGACGATCAATGAAATCAACGTCACATGGACAAACCCTCTAAACGAACAAGAGGAAACCGTAACGTCTCAAGACTTGGCCAACATATCCATGCAAGGCGGCATCGTCTCCGACTCAAGAAACTATTATGGCGTTCGATACGCTGAGTTGGCCAAACGTCTTGCTAACCGAGACGTTCGAAGTGCTTCGATTCCTTTTGCTACTGCCGAAGCGGTTATCAATCGGTCTGCTTGGAAAGTTGTACCGGGGGACGTTTGCAAATTGAACTACCCGGAAGAAGGCGTCGTCAATCTGCCGATGCGCGTGATGAAAGTAAACTACGGCAAGATCGGCGATTCAAAAATACGTCTGTCTTTGGCGGAAGACATCTTCGGGCTTATACAACCAGAGTACACCGCACCACCATCAACAGAATGGGTCGCGCCTTCGGTGAGTCCGCAGAATTTTAGCCAAGTCAAATTCTTCACCGCCCCATGGGCAATCTTAGAATCCGAAGCAAATGATGCGGGTATAACAGGTGTAGAATACCCCGAAGTTATCGGGCTGATCTTCGCCGCGCAGCCTAATGACGACACATCGTCTTTTAAAGTGCTTTTAGAAGAAGCAAACTCTTTGGGGGTCCTTTCCTACACACAACAAGCGGTTCTGTCGCCTGTACCATCGTCAACACTATCTTCGCCTTTGACGTGGCAAGCGCCGACCAGTTCAATGGCTGTAACCGCCGTATCTCTTTCCGAGAAGCCCGTTGCCGGGGGCTACGCTTTTATTGGCGACGCGGCCACACCGGAGGAACAATGCGAACTCGTGTACATCGAAGCTGATCTTGGCGCAGGAAGCTACACCGTTCGACGCGGCGTCTTAGACACCGTACCTCGTGCATGGCCGACAGGGACTCGTGTTTGGTTCTTCCAAGATGATTACGCGTTATCGGAAGGTGAACTTCGAACCGCCGATGTGCCGGAGAAATATAAACTCCTATCAAACACATCGTTAGGCACTCTTGAAGAATCTACGGCGACTATTCGAAACGTCACATACTCAGATCGGCCTTGGTTGCCTTCTCGCCCAGCGAACGTGCTAGTCGCAGGGGCCGCCGACGGTCAAGTGAACGTCGCAGAGCCTATTGCAAACGTAGCGGTGTCTTGGTCCAACAGAAATCGAATAGCGGAACCGCTTCCGGTCTTATCGTGGACGGCGGGCAGTGTTACCCCGGAAGTCGGACAAACAACTACTGTTCGGTTGCTGGACGCAGTGAGTAACGCCACTATAATCGAACACACTGGATTGGTGGGCACGAGCTTCAACATACCAATCGCATCTTTCGGGCAGTACCCTTCTGTACTTGTCGAAGTGACTGCGGTTCGTGACGGGTTTGAATCTTTCCAATCCCAAAAGATCAAAGTGAATTTCCCTGCGCGTATCGGCTATGGTAGAGCGTGGGGCTTCAATTACGGGAGTCCTACATAATGGCAGCAAGAACAGTTCCGGGTTTGGGGCTTCGCGCTTTTTGGCCCGACGGCGAAAACGCATGGGGGACTTTCCACTCCCAAGACATCCGCCTTCTCTCGGCGTTGGTAAACTGCAAAGTGTTGGACATCGTTGACGTGACGCCTGCAACACCCGCAGACGGCGACATCTATTTGTTTAGCGCCGCGCATCCAACAAACCCCAACGACATTGCAATAAGAGACAACGGCGCATGGGTTTTTGTCGAACCCAACGAAGGTTTTGGTCTTTGGGTCGCTAACGAGAACGTGAAGTACGATTTTGACGGGGCCGCTTGGGTTGTTCGGGCGGGGTCAACCCCACGACCTTTCACCCTTGGGACTTACTTCGTTTCGTGTCCGCCGCCCGGTGAAGTTCTTATCGACTTGCCGTTCACCGTCGCGGTAGACTTCGACGCGCTTTGGGCGGGGTCGGTCGGATCAGTTCTGATAAACCCAACAGCAGCGTATGTATTGGACGTTCGAAAAGGAACGCCGGGGGCCTTCACAAGCGTAGGTACTGTAACAATATCCACCGCCGGGGTGTTTACGTTTGCGGGAACCGCAGACTTTTCAATCGGTGACAGGTTCCGTTTGGTAGCGCCTGCGGTTGACGCTTCAATCAGCGGCTTGGCTATCTCATTCAAAGGGGTTCAACTATGACGGTTATAGCAACAGAAGGTTTCGACAAGTACGCCAGCAAAAACGGCGCTGGATATAGGTATGGCTTCGCG